TAGTTTCCAAACTCTCAATCCGTTGACGCAAAACTACAAGTTCATTGCGTAATTCAGTCAACTCTTTGTTTTGTGCTTCGGCGGTTGCCTGCCACATAGCCAGCACCGCTTGGGCTTGCTTGACCTGGAGGCTATCCGCTTGGAAGCGTCCCCGTGTCAGCCAAGCAACTGCACCCCCGACGATTGCGGAGATGGACCCGATGATAGTGGTTTCTATCAGGTTCACGCCTTGGGTGCTTCGGGTTTAGCCTTTACTTTCTCCACGGCCATCCAACCAACTGACAACAAAGTAATTAACGCACCGATGATTTCTTGCAGGGCGGTTGCGTCAAGTAATCCTTTGGCGACGAGTGTACCACCGATGAATGTTAGCAGGTGGCGAAGTAGTGCGATGATGGCTGATTGCATAAGGTTGGGTTTGTTAGGGTTGCGGCGAAATAGTCCCATGGTTGGAAATGTTATTTGGCTTGCGGTGTTGCAAATTCTTTGTAGTCAGCGGCGTATTGAGCGTCCCAACCGAGGAAGGAATGCACTCCGCAAGGGGCGGGCCAAACGATGTAAGCGGCCATTGAATCGGGGCATCCGTCTTGAAAGAGGATGTCGTAGCAAACGAGGCTATCCAATTCTCCAAGGGCAACGGCCGTGTCAAGTGGTTGCAGGGATGCGAGCAACTTGTCAGCGGTTGCTTGGTTGGGGAATGCAAACTTGCGGAAGGTGGCCATTGTTAAAGGCTTGTTAGGGCTGCAAGTTCAGCGTTGGTGAGGCGGGTGGTGTAGAGGGCCACGGCACGGATGCGGCCGTTGAGTTGAGTACCCGCTGCTCCATCGGCTCTTACACCAAGACCAAAAACTGCCGCAGATAGATTTGGAATTGCTATTGTTTTGGTATCACGAAGGATTCCATTGACATATAAAACAGTTCCGCTTGCCACCGAATTATAGCCAACGGCTATTTTGTAAATTCCCGTGGTAATTCCCGATGCGGATGCCGTTACACTAACGCCTCCCGATGCTGCGATAAAATCAAACCCATTCCCTGCTACATTCATTTCCAACGACAAAACATTACTTCCATCTACACGCAAACTAATTATTCTCCTTTGAAGCGATGAAGCAAAAGACCTAATATCCACCTCCGCATAAATAGTCCCGCTTAACTGCCCGATACTCCCGCTGACCGGGCCTGTTACACTTATAGCGTCTGCGTTGCGGGTTACCGCTGCGGTAGTTGTGGGGATGAACGATGTCGGTAATGCACCGAGTTCAATTTGCGGGGCAGCGAAGGCGATGCCAAGACCTACTGCTGGATTTGATGTACTTGAAACCCCGCTTAAAGGTGCCAAATTAAATGCCGTTAAAGTTCCACTCGCAGTCATTGTAAAGGTCTCGGAGCAACGATAAACATCAGTCCCCCATTGCTCAACCCTTCGGATGCGATTAGTTGTTCCTGCGGAATTGTAAGTTGAACCGCTACTGAATGAACCGCTAACACTAAAACCACCGCCAAGGTCACCCGCTGCTCCTCCTGTTATTAGTGCATAATAACCGCCAATCGTGTGAGATCCCGTTTTTTTCATTAAGAAGGAAATCGTATAGGTGCTTCCACTCGCAAGTGCAACATTATTTGAAGGCCTTTGCATTCTTCCGGCTCCGGCCCCAATATTTGAACCACTAACCGCCACGGTCAAGTTATTGCCACTTACACCAATAACGTCCACATAACCGCTTGACAAGTTCGCTCCTAAAAGCCAACTCGTTGCAGTATCCTGAGAGTTAAGGATACCATTAGCAGCACTCGGCTCCACCAAAAGCGCAGGACACCCAACCGTTCCATCGCTTGCGAAGTAGTCCAAGCGAGGTATCCCCGAAGCAACCGACTCAATCAGTCCGCTGGCATTGACACGGGTTGCAGTAGTCGCACGGGTAACCGTGAAATCACCCGCTCCGCTTGTTGGGATTTGCGAGTAAAGTTTCCCCGACTTGAATCGGGATGGAACTATCAGAAGCGAAGGTGTCGGCATTGTTAGAAATTGTAAATCGTAGCAAAGCGACCGAACAGGCAACCGCTGACCGCCGCCTCTGCCGTGGTCGCTCCGTCCGCATCAGCACGGGTGTTGAAGGCAGCCCAAGCCGCAGCCGCAAGGAACGAACCTTGGAATGGGTTAATCGGATAGCCGTAGCCGTACCCTATGAGCATTAGAGGAAGGTATATCCAATGACGCTACCGACCGACGGAGTGACGGCCGTAATCTTGCCGCCATTGCGACCGCTGATGACGATGCCCGCAGACACGGACTTGCCGCTCATTGCGTAAGCGGTCAGCAGGTTTTCGCCTCCTGTACCCGTCAAGGTCGTGAAAGTTGCGGCGGTGTTCACCACGATAAAGTCGTAATTTTTGCCCGTGACGGCTGCGTCCACGAATTCCATGGAACCGCCCTGTCCGAGCATTTGTTGTAAGATTGGAGTTGGCATAATTCTGCTTTAGGGTAAATGTAGGTTAGGTAGGAATTTCACAAATGCTGTGGCCGTATGGAAGTTGGAATGACATTGTAGCCACCCATCCCGCCGTGCGGTCATCACGGCTCTCTACAAACCTCGTCAAGGACACGGAGGTACTTAGGGTCCACTCTTGCGTCGGGTCGTTTGTAAGCGACGATATGAAGTCCTGGGCAATTTGCAGTTGGTCGCTCAAAACCTCGTCTTCGTTGTCTTGCCAGCCAAGCGTCGGGCTTCCCGAAACCACTCCACCCATCGTAGCAATGGATTCCACTCGGTCGCTAAAATAGACACCCACAGTAAGAACCAAACTGCCCAAGTCCGTGCTTGCTGACTGAACATCCGCAAATACCAATGGATAGACGATGCGCTCACGACTTGGGGTTCGCAGGTTTATCGTGTTGTCCGTCCCGATTGCAAGCGGGTCGCCCGTCCCGAAGGAGTTTACTTGAGGATGAGCATTTGCAAGCGCAAGGAGTGCTTGCTTGATTTTTATCCAAGACATATTTTTGGAGTTTCAGAATGTTTTTTGCGTGTGCGCCCATCGTTAGCAGTTGTTGCAGTAGGGGTCGTAACCGTAGGGCCAAGGGCGGTCCAAGCCAGCACCACGGCGGAGGGTCCGAGCATCCAAAGCCATGCCTGTGTTGTAGTTCGTGCCGTTCGGATAAATAGTATCAAGGGCCGATGGCGGGGAGTTGAATAGCGGATAGTCGGTGCGGTTCTCCATCAAGTACCTGGTAATCCTTTCGGAGTACCACTCGGCATCGTTCTTCACTTTGTCGGTGAGGCGGGTAATCTCGTCCATGGACATTTGCGAAGATTCCTCGCTGGTTCTGCGGACCATTCCCTTGTTCATGTACTTGAACGCCAAGACCATCGGGAGTTCGTAGTAGAGCCATTGCACCATAGCGGGTTGGATGTAGTCTTCCAGCAAGGTGGTGTTCAGAGCCGTGGTCGTGCCGCTTACCACTTGCGTCACCATTTCCGAGTACAGGGCCGATCCGACTATTGGCTGGATCCGCATTTCCTGCACCTTTACGATCGTGGGCCGAATCTGCGTAAACGAAACATTCTCGTTTATTACGGAATTGTCCAAGAGCGTCTGCTCGCTTATGAATAGTGCCTTCATGCTTTCGTGATTTTATTACCTTTGCGGATGACGAGTTGCTGCTCCCACACATGCCGGCATTGGGGGCGGTTCACTCCGCTGGCCGTGTGATACCAACCACCACGGCGGTTCCATACGGAGTAGCCCATGATGTTACTGATGCCGTTGATGTCGTCACGGGTGTAAACCTTCCCTTGGTCAGCGAGGTCCAGCATCACCTTGCAGAACTCACGGCTGGTCCTCTTGTCCTTGTTGCTGAAACCCGCCGCCCAAGAATATTTGTACCTCACTTCAAGCACGGGTTCGGCCACTTCCTTGATGTTTTTCGGCAAGCCCTGCTCGGCAATTTGGTCCACGGCACGGGCGATGGGGTAACGGTCTTTTGTAATCAAGTAGGCCACACGCTTGGCGACTTTCGCCTTGCTGACCCCGAACTCCTTGGCCATTTCTTCCACGGATGCTTCACGGTTCTTCTTGCGGTAGGCTTCAATCTTCTTGTCAAGTTCCTTCTCCTCCTCGCCAAGTTCAGCGAAGGCTTGACGCACCTGGTCGTCTAAGTCGGCATCAAACCGCATTGGCTTGCTATGCATGACCACATAGTCGTCCGAACTGCTCCCAAACTTGCTTGCGACCACCTGCAAGACCTTAAACTCTTCCTCGCCCCATCCGTAGTCCTCGGTGTCCTCCTCGCCCCATTGGGGTTCGCTGAAGGTCTGCTCTTGCACTCCGAGCAGGGTGTTCACTTCTTCAAGGGTTAGACCGAAACCAGCGGATAGCATCGTGCGGGCCATCTCCAACGTGATTTTCTCCTGCGCATAATGGCGGACGATTCGCATCAAGTTTTGGTACTCACGGCCCGACAACTTCTTGATGTTATCGTTGCTCATGACAGCGGGCGTTTGTGGAACCTCGTCGGGTTGGGGATTGGGTCCCACCACATCGGCAGGTTGCTTTTCCAATGCAGGAAGGCCCGCTTTCTCACGCAGTTCTTCGGGGGTCATGATTTGCAGCAGGGCTTGCTCGGATAGTCGCTCCGTAATCGGCTCCACGGGAATCAATTCCATCCCTTCCACGCCGTTGAACGACCCCAAGTAGTTAATCATCCGCTCCACCTTCCTCACTCGGTCGTTCACATAAGTCGCCTTGAATAGTTCGTAAGCCTCAACCAGTTCCTGCCGTCCTCCCAGTTGGCCTTCGGTCTTCACGCCGAATAGCATCGGGTTCACGACACGGTGCGAAATGAATATTTCGGACTGGATGGCCTTGTTCAGAATCTCAAACTGCTTGTCCATGTCGCTCGGTGTGAGCGGTTCCAGCGTCGGAGCCTTGCTGACATCGTCGTTGAAGGTCACAACAAAGCGACCTGCATTGTCGGTCCCGCTGAACTTGCGTTTAATCTGCCGCTCAATGTCGCCTTGTTCTTCGGGTGTCGGGATGCCGTTGTTGAAGTTGATTAAATACCCGCCCCAAAAGTTATTACGGAGGTTATTGTTGTGGAAGTTGGCAATTTGACAGTCCGCTTCGATATATGCCAACCCCCCCATGTATTCGGGGAGGGGATAGGACTTAACGCCTGCGGCATAAACCCGATAGTAGAACAGTTGCTTACCGATGCGGTTGTCAGCATCAAAGGCGGGGATTTTTTCTACATCGCCGATTTTGGGGTAGAGTTGGACCATCGCATCGTCGTACCAGTCAGCGACTTGGAACATCCGTTCCTCTTTGTCAACACGAATCTTTTCAAAGGGGATGTGTTCCATTTTCGCAATGGTTCCCATCTTGTTCCATGTCACCGCAACCGCAAAACCGTTGAATAGTTCCAAGTCCAAGACCAACTTTTCGGTGATGTCGTTGAGGTCGTCGTGTTCGGACAAACCATCAAAGAACTTGGCGTAGCGGGCCTGCTGCTCAACCGTCATTTTCTCACCTGGTTGCCAGCCTCCGCCCACGATGTAGTTCA